GGGAAACGTGCTGGTTGGACACGCCGGCCAGTTTGGCGACCTCGTGAACTGTCGCAACGCCCGCCTTGAGCATTGCGACCCCGGCTTTGCGGGCGGTATTGTGTTTTGTCATCGTGGTCCCCTTGCGGTTAGCCTTTCCCGCAATGGTGCGGGCACGGTGGCAGGCCCTGGGAACGCCAATTCCCAGGGCCAACTTGTCAGCATTCCTTGCAGCTATTGCGCCTCGCACCATGCGATTAATTCGGCCTTTGCGGCCTCGTCGAGCCAATGGCCGCGCTGTGGATCAGCAATCCAAACGTCGCCCTTGTCGTCAATTTCCGCCTCGCGGCAGTTGGCCCATTCCTTGACGGCATCAATCGCGGTATAATCGTCACCCGCGCAGTTTTCTTTGATCGTCAAGATTCGCTCGTTCGTGGTCATTCAATCCTCCACTGGTTGCTGGAACATTCCCATGTCCAATAGGTCGAACTGATGGGCATCGTCCGAGAATAGTCCGACGTCCATCGGCTGCTGCGGTTTCCGCGGTATCGCCTTGGCCTTGCGGAGGGCGCCTATGCGGTCCGCGGTGGTGACCTGGGGAATGCACCCCAGGCCGTGGTGCGAATTGAGGTATCAGCCTTACGATTGAAGCGACGGTATGCCATTGTCTCGACTCCTATGATGATGGGTGGATCGGGGCATTCGCGCCCCGGTGAATGGGTCAGGCCGGGAAGTAGACGGCGTTGTGCTTGACGAATGGCCCTTCAGCTTCGCAGATGATCCCTTCAGCATGGAAGTCCCAAAGCTGTTCCATCGCGGTTTCGTGGTCGCGGTACGGGCCAGCGTAGCGGTAGTAGAGCTGGCCGCGATCATTCGTCTCGTATTGTGGGGCAGTCTTGCGAGTAGTCATGATTTAGTCCTTTCGTGTTGCACCGGGCGCCAACCCGGCTTGCATCGCCCATGTAGCAAATCGGTTTATCGCAGTCAACCGAAATAATGGTGCGGCACGGTGTCGCAGGGGATAAACCGACATGTGGGTGCGTTGCGCCCACATCTATCTCATCGCCCGAATGCGCCATGCAGACAGCCGCGAAACCTGCGAACGTCAAATGGTTCAGCAACCGGGTCAAAAAGGGCCGTAAACGCCCGTCACCACAGCAGATTGTGGCGTTGCGAATACGCGATTTCGAGCGGCTGTTTCGATCCCGATACGGCGCACAGCTGCCCGACGATGACAGCGGGCGCGACGATATCGAGCCGGTCATTCATCATCTGGCAGCCATGCGACAATACGCCCGGCGGGCGATAGCGGTGCGCTGGGCTCGACGCGCACAGGCGGATGGATCTCGAGGTGCGTCTGCCACGTGACTTCCTCATCCCATGCCAGGGCCAGATGGCCCATGCGCCGGGCCTGCCAATCCATTACGTGGTCCAACTGTGCCCACCGATAGACCAGCTGGCGCGAGACGCCGGCCAGCGCGGCCACCTCGGTAGGGCTTGCCGTCCCGGCCCGCAGCATGGCAACGGCTGCGAGCCGGCTGATGTTGTCGATTCGCCGGGTCATCTCACCCTCTCGTCGGTGCGCTCCAGGGATCGCGTTCCCTCGATTATTAGCTGGCCGATTATCCACGCCAGCCCCTCGGCCTCGAATTTATCGTCCGCATCATAGGCATTTGCAATTGCGGCTTTGATGTCGATCATGACCGGCCTCCGCAGCTATGGTACACGTCGCACAACTTTCCGTAGGGGTAGTTATTCGACCTTTCCCATTGGTGGATTTGGGGGATCACAATGACCAGCATCAGCATGGCCGTTGCGCAGATTATGGAGGCTGCGACCACCATTGTCAGCTCGGATTGTCTCATGTTAACTCCATTGGTTTCTGGTCTCATCAGGCACGGCGATACCGTGCGACGGGGATTCCTCCCCGTTTCGACCTACGGCTTCGGGAGGTATGTCGGCATATCGGCCGGGTTAACATGGATTGTCAGCAGCGATTCCTTGCCGCAGAAATGGCCCCCTCTGACCACAACCGATCCTGGGGGGATAGGGACTTCGAGCCCCTCAACCTGTCGGATATCCCAGGGCGCCAGCTTGGCATAGCGGGAGGTGTCGCCTAGCAATTCCCCGGTGATGGTACAGGCACGGTATTCGCTTCGTGAGCCACCTTCCCAATTGAGGGAGTGCAGGCCAACGGTTTGGCTCGCCTTGACATACACGGTCTTGCGCCGATAGTCGGGGAATGTGGCCCTGACGATGGCTGCAATGGTTGGATCACGGCTCCAGGACGTGATAGATATTGGGGCTTGGTAGGTCATGTGATATACTCCAGTGTGGGAAGGGTGGGGCATTCGCGCCCCGATGATGGATGGATCAGGCTATGGTCAGGGCAGGGATGGCCGGGACCGTCAGCACCGCAGGCTCAGCCTGATCCGGGATGTTGATCATGATCTTGTGCATGTGGATGCACTCGCCACCGAAGTCCTCAGTCAGGCGATCCCTCGCCGTCGATGAGTCGCAGTCCCCGGTTACGTCCCCACACTCGTTATAGGCGATAAAGAATTCGACTTGTGTCATGGTGTACTCCGTAGCGTTGTCCGGCCGGGCCATTCCGACCGTGCCCCCAATGTGGCACATCGGTTTACGGATGTCAATCGCCGTGTGATCACAAAAACGTGATCGCCACAAAGCGCACATCCCCCGAGGTCCGCACCCATGCCCTGCCATGGTCCCGAGCCATGGACAGAGGGGCTTGCAATTCACAATAAAGTGAGCAATAATCAACAAATCGTGATCAATCTTCACGATCCCGTGACCTCGATCACAATAAGTTGATCAAACATCACAACATCGTGATAACCGATCACAAATTCGTGAACAGCCCGGCCAATCACAATCTCGTGATCACCAACGGCCGGCCAACCCAGGCGCCAAGGCCCCGATCACCCCAATGCTCGCATCTGCACGCGCAGCCCGTGACCCAGACTACAAACCACGGCCTAAGCGCCTCACAAGGTCCCAGAAAGACATCGTCAGCGAACGTATCGGACCAACTACCAGAACCGCAATCACAGCAATGGTATGGGAAGGGCTCAACAGAGCTCAAGCCGCAGCCCGAGCCGGTATCACCGAACATACCCTGTATGTAGCCCTCAGAAAGACTGCAGCTAAGGCATTGTACTTGGCAGAGTGTGAGGTACTTCGCACGTCCGGTCGCGCTCACCGTCTCCATCGGCTTGAGGAAATCAGCGACCAAAACGACAACTACAACGCAGCTGTGAATGCCATTAAGCTATTGGATTACAACGAGGATTCGGCCTCAGGCCCGCACGACAAGGGCGCAACCGCCGGCTTTGTCATCCAGGTCATTGCAGCCCCAGGTACAACCGTTGCGGGGCGTACTATCGAGGGCACTGTGGCTAGCCCGCAACCTGCGATACAGTCCGGCGAGTAGGCCGCGCCGCGTAACCCATTGATGTCGCAATGGTATCCCAGAGATGTTCCATAACATCTGTTATGCGAACGACCATCCCCCATTGAAATCATTGAGTAATTCGGCCAATGGCACGGAACCCGGAGCTCCGCCAGGACGAAGGCCGGGGGGAAAAACCGCGCGTCTGAGAACAGCTGGAGACTCGTCCACGCAACTTCCCCCTATTATTTTCCGACACTATTTTACCACTGCCACATATCTTTTGGTTGCATATTATTTTCCGGTGCCAGGAAACACGGGTTAATACCCACCTGTAGTTGACGAGGCTGGCAAATAGGTATCCTGCTATAGCTTATGGAGAATGAAAATGATGTTGCAGCTTGATCCGCCGTTACCGTTGGAGACGGTTAAGGGGAGTGGGTGGGCGCATTTTGTGATTGACTATGGGCCAGAGGCTGCGTTGTTGTGGGTGGTATTCTTGGATGATGGTGGGGGTTGTTGGACGGTTCCGAATTCTGAGGTCCGGATTGGGTCCAACTGGACGATGGGTCGGCGGGGTGATGTTGTTAGACCTAATCTATGATTTCGACGGATAGTTGGGGTCGATAATAGGCGTATTCGCCGTCTTGGTTTCTGCGGCGAAGTTGGTAGAGGTGGTGGCTGGTAGGTTGATGGGCGATTTTTTTGGTGAACGTCTTCCATGTTGACCATGTGATAGCGTCGTCTGAGGTTCGGTATTCGAGGCCGGTATAATCTCGATTATTGGCGGCGGCGATGGTCTCGGCCCTGGTCTGCTGTTTGGGTTTCATTGTGGGATGACTACAGGTCAGCGTAGTCCGGGAAGCTTGTGAGGCGGCCGTGGCGAGGACGGGTAAGCCTTTTGCGGGCGAGGAAGGTTTTCTTGCATCCGCAGGATTTTGTGGCTCCGTTTCGGAGGTGCTGGCCATTGGCGGTGCAGGTGGCTCCGCATGCGCATAGGCACTGCCATGTTGCGCTGCGGTGTGGATCGATGCCGTCTTGTCTGGTGACAGTGAGCCATCCGAAGCGTTGGTTGGTGAGGTCGATGACCTTGGCGGGCATTATACGTTGTCCTCGGTGGGTGGGGTTGGCCAGACAGCATTCATCCAGAACTTGCACATTCGTGCGGTTTTGTGTGATCCATCGGTATGGGCGATGATGTCCCAGACGTCGTTGCCGTCGCTGATCCAGAGGCGGCGTCCGTCAGTCGGGGCGGTTTCGATTGGCTGCCATTTTGGGATTTCCCTGTGGAAGATTTCGATGAGGTGGCCGGTTTTCTTGACGACTATCTCGGTTCCTTCCAGGAAGACGAAGCATCCCATGTCTATTGGCGCTGACCACGAGGCCATTTTGAGGCACAGGTCGGTTACCACCATGGGCTTGTCGTCGCCGGTGCCCAGTTGGAGAATCATGGTTTCGCGAAGGTCGATTGTCGTCATCTTGTCTTCCTATGAGAAATTCTGCGGTGGTCGGCACGCTGCGCTTATGAGACGATTGGGCCGCGCCCGATAGTGCCTTTGATCGATGCCACCGCTCACCTATGGAGTACTAGGCCCCTTCACGAGATGAAGTGTAAACCTTTCTTGCCTTTGGCGCAAGGATGTGTTTACGTACGAGAATGGCAAAGCGGAAGGCTGGTAATATGGATGGCGGGCGGCGCAGCGAGGTCATTGCCACGCGGGTTGAGCCGGCGCTGTGGATTCGGCTATATGAGGAGGCGGAGCGGCATGAGCGGACGATGTCGGAATATGTGCGGCTGGTGTTGATTGAGAAGATCAAGGCGGTGAGCAAATGACGGTTGTGTCGCTTCCTGGAATGGGGCCACTTGTCAGTTCTGAGGGCCTGCCGCCTGTGCAATGTATTATTGATGCGATCGAAGAATTGCTGCAAGAGGCGAGGGAAGGAAGGATCAGGGCGATTGGGTTTGCCATTGTTCGCTGTAATGGAGTTACTGGAACGCGATACGAAGCTGATCCGGACGAATGTATTGCCCATCAACTGACGGCGGCGACGGCTTATCTTCATGGCCGATACGTGGCACACAAACTCGGGATTAGTGAAAATCCATGACTTTCGCCCCTCCCGACAACAGGCGCAAGTTCCAGGTCATTGGAGGTACGCGATTATGCGACTTCATCATGTCGGATCGGGCTGTCGATGTCATAGAGGGTCCGCTTGGCTCCGGCAAGACGCATGCCCTGTTTGCAAAATTGATGCGGCATGCGCAACAGCAGCGCCCGTCGACACTCGACAATTTGCGCAAAACGCGATGGGCGGTGGTTCGCAATTCCTATCCGGATTTGAAACGGTCGACTATCCGCACTTGGAACGAATTGGTTCCGGAGCAAATCTACGGGCGGATGAACTGGTCAGTGCCGCCGTCACACAGATTGCGTTGGGCGGATATCTCCGTCGAAGTGGATTTTTTGGCACTTGATAAGCCGGAAGACGTGCGCAAGCTGCGATCGACCGAATATACCGGAATCGTCTTTAACGAACTTCAGTATATTGATAAGTCCCTCTTCGACGAAGCCCAGTCCAGGTTGCGCTATCCGCCGAAATCGGAAGGCGGCGCCACATGGCAGGGCGTCTTTGCCGATGCCAATGCGCCGGATGAGGATCATTGGCTTGCGATCATGACCGGGCAGGTCGATGTACCCCCCGGTCTCTCGCTTGAAGATGCCGAAGCCTTGGGCAAGTGGCCAGAAGAATGGGGCTTCCATCTTCAGCCGGCGGCATTGATTGAGAAGTTCGATGCACAGGGCCGTGTCATTGGGTACGAGGTCAATCCGAATGCCGAGAACGTCAATAACCTGAGAGACGATTACTATCTCAAGCAGATCGTCGGCAAGACCAAATCGTGGATTGATTCCCGCCTGATGGTGCGGGTGGTCCTGGTTGTCGATGGCTCGCCGGTATGGCCGAACTTCAAGGCTGAAGTTCATGTGGCCTCGATGATCCTTATGCCAAACAGGGCCTATGACATTGATGTCGGCCTCGACTTCGGGCGGTCTCCATCAGCTTGTTTCTTACAGACGATCAACAATCGCACCCTCGTTCAATTCGAATTGATCGGGCAGAACGAAGGCGCCGTCACCTTTGCACCGAAGGTCAAGCGCTTCATCGCGGCGCATTATCCGGAACATGAACTCTCGCGCTTCCGGTTCTGGGGCGATCCGAAAGGCGCCGACATGAGCCAGGTCGACGACCGGACGGCTTATGATATCTTCGAGCATCACGGAATGAAGGTCCGCGGTCCGCCGCAGCTGATCGCGAACAAGATCGAGCCGCGCGTTGAGGCGGTCGATTCAATTCTCACTCGCATGTACGATGGCAAGCCATGCTTTCTCATATCGCCATTTTGCCGCACACTGAAGGTCGGCATGAGCGGTCGTTACTTCAATGAGAAGGACAACGATGGAATCTTGAAGCCGTGCAAGAACAGATACAGTCACGTGTGCGAGGCCCTTGAATACGCCATCATGGGCATGGGTGAGGGGCGGCGGATGACAGGACGTGCCCCCCTTGGCTCGCTCAAGCCTGCGCAAGTGATGAAACGGCGTACAATGCGCCGCATATCGGCATGATCACTCTCTCGGCCGGCCCGCTGATCTGCCAGCCGGAAAACTGGACTCTCGTATTCAACCGGCGTTCCGCAACGCGATGGGCCGCATGGCTGGCGATGGGTAGGTACAAGCACGTAAGGGCCTATGCCTACGTGCCGTATCTCCACGTCTGGGTCTTCTTCGATCCGAAACTGAGCGGAACGGATATTGTGGTCGCAGCAGATGGCGAGCCGGCCAATGCCATGATTGCATCGTGGATTTTCAACGCCGATCTTCTGCGTATGCAACGAAGTCCGAAATATCCCGGCTTTCCCCTGCTCGGTTTCTGTGTTCCCGCTATCAAGAGATTGCTTGGTTTACGGTGCGTTTCACTTAGGCCGGACGCCCTTTACGCCTATTGCCTGAAAAACGGCGGTGTGCCGTTCGAGGGCCTCCATGGGACTTCCGAAATACGAACTTCCGCCACCTGATCCGCGTCTGGCGGCGTTGACGGAGCAGACCAAGCAGCAGGACATTCTGGCCATTCAGGACAACATCAAGATCGATACCGCATCGATCATGGCGCGCTATGGCAACCTCCTGACCATGGCGCAAGGAACCGCTCCTCCCTCAGCCCCGCAACCAGGCCCTGTAGGAAATTCCCGCTCCTATGAAAGAGGGGGCGTCTATGGATGACCCCAAATCCCTCGAACAACAGGGCATCAAGCGCCTCAAGGCATGCCGGGTTGCCAAGTCGCACTGGGTTCTCGACTTCCGTGAATGCTACTTCTTTACCGCCCCGCACCGGATGCGCAACGTCACGTCCGAAACCCGGCAGTCAAAGACGAACCTCCACGACGATGCCGAACTCAATACCGATCTGGGCTTTGATCTGGCACAGGAATTCGTGACCGAGGTGGTCAACACCTACATGCCGGAAGGACAGCCATGGTGCGAGCGCGGGCCCGGAATGTTCCTCTCCGACGACACATGGGAGAAGGTCTCTGAAGACGTTCGCAAGGGTGACCAGAAAATCTTCTCTTCCATGAAGGCATCGAACCTATATCCGGAACTCACCAAGTCATTCTACCCCGACCTGCCGATCGGCACTGTTGCACTCTGGATCGAACAGCCGCATCCGTCCCAGCCCATTACTTGCTGGGCCATTCCGCTCCGGGAACTGGAATGCAACCTCGGGCCCTATGGTGAGATCGACGACCGATGGGCCATTCGATATACACGCAATAGTTATGTGCGTGAGATCGTCGGTGAGGAAGTCTGGGCCAAGATCGAATCCAAGCTACCAGAGACTTACAAGGTCATAACCGAAAAACCCAACGAGGACACCGAAATCAGATTTGGCTTCTGGCGCATCTGGGACCAGTTTGACGATGAATACTGGCAGCACGTCGTCTATGTGAAGGACGTTCTCGCTCACGATAATGTGATCAAGGGCTGCGGCTGCTGTCCGCTTATTGTCGGAAGATGGAATCCAAGTGCGGACTGGCCGTGGGGTCTTGGACCCCTAATCCAGGGCCTGCCCAGCTTGCGGCAGATCGACGAACTCGAAGCGATGCTGGTCGAGAACGTCGAAAAGCATGTCTCTCCCCCGATCGGCTTCCCGGACGACTCCTTCGCCGCGGTCGAACAGGGCCTCGAATCCGGCATGGCCTATCCAATCCGGCCCGGAACCGAGGGCGCCATCAAGGCGATCTATAGCCCCGGCCTGCCCGACGCCGGCGTTTATCAATACGAGCAGAAAGAACACCGTCTTCGACGACTGTTCTTCATCGACTTTCCCAAGCAGACCGGAGATACGCCTCCTACTCTGGGGCAGTGGCTCGATGAAATCGCACGCGCCCAGCGCCGCATTGGAACGCCGGGACTCCCTTTCTGGCGCGAGGTGCCGGCCAAGATATTCCTCCGGTTCCAGTATCTCTTGGAAAAGGATGGGGTGATCCCGGAATTGAAGGTTGATGGCGTGGGCGTCAGCCTGCAGCCACGCAATCCGGCCCAAGCCGCGGCCGAACAGCAGGAAGTTGGCATGGCTGTTAAGGCCATTCAGATTCTTGGCGGCGCGTTCCCCGAGGAATTCAAAGTCCAGATCGACGGCAAGGCCACCATGGAAGCCATCCTTCAAAAGATGCGCGTTACCATGCTGAAGTTCCGCGCCCCGGATGATGTGAAGGCCGCGGTGGCACAGATTTCCCAGCTTGTCGCCGGCCGCCAGCGCCCGCAAGGTAATGAAGCGCCTCCAGGCGCCGCAGTGAGTTCGCCGCAATGATCAAGCCCGAAGACATGGAAGCCGCCCTCGACCGCATCGCGATGACCCTGGACGGGGAACTCCTTTACCGCTGGCTTCAGCGCGAACTACAGCGGGTGACCCAGACTGCCGATAGTGGTGCGTTGTGGATGCTGGAAGGAAGGCGCTCTCTTGCGCACGATTTAATGGCCAAGATGGCAAAAGGAATAGACGAAAGTGCCGGACGAACAAGCGCAGGCGAACCAGTCTCAGCAAGCCAACAACCAGTCAGCTTCAGGCGGGCAGAACCAGTCGCAGTCAGCCACCGGCAGCGGGGCGCAGGCCGGCGCATCTCAGGGGACGCAATCGTCCCAGGATTCGACACCCACCCCGATCGCGAGACCTGAATACATTCCCGAAGCCCATTGGGATGCGGCAACTTCCGCTCCGAAGCCCACCTTCGGCGATTATGTCAAAGAGAATGTCGCCTTCAAGGCTGCGCAGGATTCCCGCCGGCTGACCCTTCCGCAAAAGCCCGAAGACTACAAATTCGGCCTCTCACCCGAATTCAAGCCGCCGCAAGGCATCGAATTCAAGCTCGATGAAAAAGACCCCCTTGTTGGGCAGTATCGCCAATTCGCACTCACCCACGGGTTAGATCAAGCCGCCTTTACGAAGGGGCTTGATCTGATTGCCGCGGTGCGCCTTGGCGATGCCCAGAGCTTCGAAACCGCCAAAGCCGATCAACTCGGCAAGTTGGGCGTCAATGCTCCCGCCAGAATTACCGCTGTGACGCAATGGCTCTCCGCTATGGCCGGCGACAAAGCAGCCGCAATGGTCAAGGTGCTTGAAATGGCCCCGATGGCCTCAACGGTAGAAGCCTTCGAGACCATCATGCAGAAGGCGACCTCCCAGGGCATGGCGCCATTCAATGGTGGGGGCCGCACCCAGAAAGATACCACAGTCATTCCAAACTACGAGGGAATGACATTTGAACAGCGCCGCTTTGCGCAAGACCAGGCACGTCAACGAAAAGCAGCCGGCTAAGGAGATTCCTAAATGGTCAGCATTACCACTACCATCAGCACGCCGGTAAACTTCATTACCTACGCGCAATCACTTCAGATGGACGATCCGTCGCGCACCTTCGTCGAGAACATGGTGGCGAACTCGGATGTCATGAACGCCATCATGGTGCTCCCGGCCGATCGCGGCCGGCGCTCATTCATGGATATCGGCTCCCTGCCGACAGTCGGCTTTCGTGGTTTGAACGAAGCCGGCGGCCAGGCGCTTGGAGACTTCAACCTTCGCGAGGAAGACACGTTCTTCATCGACGAATATATCAACATCGATCGCGCGATGATCGACCGGCTTGGGGCGGACGGCCGCTACAAACAGGAAAACCTCAAATCGATTGCTCTTGCGCAATACTTCAGCCAGAATATCATCAAGGGTGACAACTCATCCAATCCAAAGACGCCGAACGGGATGCAGGCCCGCTGCAACACCGTCAGCACCAATCTGCTGCACAATTCGGCGGCGGCGGGCGGCGCCGCTCTTTCTCTCGCCAACCTCGATCAGCTCTATTGGCTGGTGAACAAGCCAAGTCATTGGATCTTCCCGCGCAGCCTGATGCCCTTCGTCGACATCGCGTCACGGTCGAACACCCTCACCAACCAGACCTTCAGTGCCGATACCAACAACATCGGCCGAAATATCCGCAAGTACAAAGGGCTTCCGATCCTCTACGGATACGATCCCGACGACTCGCCAGACCTCTTGCCATTTACCGAGGTCGGTTCGGGCGGCGGCGGCGCGGTTACGTCATCGATCTATCTCGCAAACCTGACGAATGGCGGCGGCTTCTACGCCATCGAACAGACGCCTCTGACCGTTCTTCCGGAAGGGCCTATCCCCGGTTCTCCGTTCGATTCCACCCACATCAAGTGGGATTGGGGCATCGTGCGCGAGCATCCGCGCGCCATCGCCCGCCTTACTTCCATCACCGCTGCGACCATCGTTGCATAATTAGGAGACTATACAATGGCTCTTACAGCAAATACGGTTCCGTCGCAGGTTCCCGATCTCGCGTGTCCCTATGATGCGCAACTGGCCTTCACGTCTGGGCAGGTTATCGCTGCGACCGGATACCTCAACAACCTGAACTCAGGCCAGATCGACTTTGGCGGCGCCAATCCTTCGTCCGGCGCCGGCCGCAAGGAAGGCATCTGGACCATCGATGTCACCAACGTTGACTTCAGTTCGGCGGACGAAACCTACAAGTTTCATCTGTTCGGATCGAACGATGTGGCCTTTGGCAACGGCAACGTGGAACTCCTGGCGTTCCATGATCTGGCCGCCGTCACCGCGGGTCGGCAGGTGGCAACCATCCTTGGGGCCACCCCGACCATTCCGCCATCGGGATTGGCGGGGACCATCTTCCGAATTCCGTTCATGACCTTGATGCAGCGTATTGTTTACCGCTATGTTCGGGCGTATGTTGTCATCGCCGGCACTACCCCGACCGTTACCGTGACGTCGTGGTTGAGCCGCGGTGAAATCAAGATGTGAGGTTATGAATGCCGGGTGTTCAAAATCCCGTGATGCAGCGGATTGCGCATCACATCGAAAACGGCCCTGTCGTCATGTACGCGGTGGATGTCGCCGATGCGGTGTCCAGGTTTCCCGACGAATGGAGCCCAAAGCCATGGTCACATGAAGATGTTCGTGTGGCACGTGAACGTCGCCGGAAGGAGCACGAAAAGGCGGTGGCCTATGCCCGCGCTTCCGGACTTCCCCTTCCTGCCCCGCCGGTCGAATATGCCGAACCAACCGAGGCCGAAAAGGCGGAAATGACCGCCGACGAACGAGCCCGGCTTGAGGCAATCGCTCTGGTCAAGGCTGCAGAAGAAAAGGAACGCGAAGAGGAGGAGCTTGCGCAAAA